CATTTTCTCCGCCTCATGCATCGCGTTTAGGTCGGAGGCATAAGGGGGCAGGTCGTGCTTTGACCAAGCGGTGGGGTGAATCGGATGAGCCCAAAAATCTACGTCCCCCGATTCAGATGTTGATTCATGGTAACGCCATCCACAGGCTTCGGCGATTGCGAGGTTGATTTCTGTATCCGTCATAATTTTATCTTTTAGAATTGAGTTTTTAGCCTTCGCTGCAAATTTCACATTTCTCTAAAGGCAAATCCCAAACAGGGTTGGCGGCGATTAATTTAAGCTGGCAACCCCTGCCAATGATCCTGTCAGCGCATGACCGGCAAACAAAGCCCGCTACCCCCGCCCATCCAAGTGGGCCGGATTCCCTTCCAGAGAAGGAAGGGGAATTAGCCAGCCACTCCCTGCCAATCCTTATCGCTTCCGCTTGATTCATGGGAATAGGGGGCTTTCGCCCCCATTAAGAGTTTCACGCCTTGTTGATTTTTCCGATTTGGATCTCAGAAATCCCGGTGTTCCCGTAGGTTTCCAGTATGTCGGCCTTTGCTGCGGATTCGTCGATTGCGACGATCTCCATCACTTTCCCGCGCCCGTTTCTGAAGATGATGTTTACGAAGTAAGTGCTGTAATCGGTGTTGTTCATGCCCGACAATAACCGTTTGATTCCAGGAGTCAACAATCAAATTGAAAGAAAGTGAGAAATCTTTCAAAAATCCCCCCAACACTTCCGAGGAACGGCAGAAATGGCGCTCAACACGTCCTCTTTATCCGCATCGCTCATGCCTGATTTTTTAACAATGGTCGCAATCTCGTCAAACACGGCATTCTGTGACGCCATCAACTCGTCTACGCTAGCAAGCTCCTGTTTCATCTTGGCAATTTCCAGCTCGGTCTTTTCGGCCTTGGCGTTTTCGGACCTGATGCGGGCCTCTTCAAGACTCGCCGCGCCTTCCGTCGCTGCCGTTGGCGGGATGAGCCGCAGAAGTGCCCGCGTGTCGTAAAGCTTCGCGCCCTTCTCGCCATCCTTCTCGACAAGTCCGAGTTGCGCGATTCGCTTGCCTACCGTTTCGCGGTTAGTCCCGACCATTGCGGCAATTTCTCGGATTGACTTGAGCATTTACCTTCCCTTTCCTGAGTGGGCTTTGGCGCGCTTGGCGAGCTTATCCGCGACTCGTTGTCGCATCTTGGCCGCGCTCTTATTCACGCCCTCCTGCATTGCTGGCTCCAAAATGTCCCGAGCGTGAGCGGATTCCACGCCATCAATCTTTAACTCCACGGTTGGAACCAATTTCGCCCCCATCTCATCCGCGCCAGAGTTGGAAATCTGCTTTCGGAGCGCTGAAACTTTCGCGCCCAGGTCTTGGGCCATCTTGAGGAAAAGCGCCTTACTGTATTTGATTGCCGAAACGCGGCGATTGTAGAGCCGTTCAGCCTCTCTCGCGTTGCCAGATCCCTTCGGAAATCCTGACTTTGCCGCAAGTGCGTTGAACAGTCCCGTTTTGAGCTTGGGAATTGCGGTCTTTTTCGCGGCAACTGCGGATTGATTCGCCTTAAACGCCACGTCAATGGCCGTCGATTTCACAACGGTTTTCAGATCGCGTGAAGACTCTTGCTCATAGGCTTGGAGCGCCGCCATAAATTCGCGCGTGTCGATCGTAGCTGAAACGCTGTTTTTCATGCACTACACTACCCAATCTTCCGCAAAATCGCCAAGGATTTCCCCGAGTGCCGCCGCCGCTCCTCTGCCGGGCGGGATAACATCGCAACCTCGCTCAAATAGATCCGCGTTCCGTAGCTGCAACCCAATTGCAAGCGGGAGTTCATCGAGGTAATACTCTAGCCTCTGTCCGGGGAGCTTTGCCGCTACCGTGGCGACATAATCGACATCGCTCCCGATTACTCCCCCAGGCTGGACGAATCACGCGCCCCCGGTCCAGATTCGACCGTTGCGGAAACGGTCATAATATCATCCGCGATTGAGTTCAGAAGTGAGATGGCTTCGATTTCTTCTGGGCTTCCCATGTCGCCGCCTTCCTCTTCCCACCATGCCATTGCATCGCGCAAGGCTTCCTCGCCACGCATACAGGCGCGAACGGCTCGCGAATCGTCTACGGAGCAAAGCCAAGTGACCATGATGGAATCCATTGTCACTTCCGCCCAAATGCCGTTCTCGTCAGGCTTGGCGCGACCGAGAAAAAGCGCGTTACCCATGCAGCGGGCGGCAGTTGATCGCGTCTTGGAGAATGGGCGCAATGGCTTTCCTTTGAACGTGTAGGAGCGGGAACGGATTGCGGCCATGTCGGGCGTTACTCCGGCTTCCTTCTCGATGTCGTCGATTGTGATTTTGCTCATGCTTCTTTTAGGTTATCGCGCCCATCGGCGCATCAGTTTCTCAAAATTCGGCCCTTTCTGGATCACCAGCGGGAACCCTTCGCGCTCGATCTTCACGGCAGGATTTGCGGCTTGCCACACGTCCCTAAGTTCCGTGTAATTGGCAATCCACGCCTTGACCCACGCGACCATTGCAGGTTTCCAAACTTCGTTCAGCTTGGCGGCGAGCTTTCCACCATTGCGCGGCGGCTTTGCGTTCCTAATAAGCTCGGGAAGGTCGGACAGGATTTTAGCGGCCCTTTCTTCCTCGTCGCTTACATCGCGCGTGAGCACGCCTATCTCTTTCTTTACGAACGCCCGCATATGAGCAACGGCGCAATTGACTTGAAGGCTGTGAATGTCGTCGGCAATGGTTAGCCATTCGTCCTCGGTCCGCGCTTTGATCATGCGAGCCGGTAGCGCCTCCGCTTCGGCCATGTCTTGAGCGGGATCTAGCCAAACCTTCGCGAGCGCAAGCGGATTATACGCCTTGTTGTCGAGGTGATACGAAATCGTCCCCGGCTCGTTTCGGTCGTATTTCTTCGCCTTCGAATAGACGTTGGAAATCCCTGGCGTGCCCTTCTCAAGGTCTACGCCGCACGTAACGCAAGCGGCGAGAAATCGCGCGTCCTGCGTCGGGATGACATTAACTCCGCCTCCTTTTGCCTCACTCATTCACTTCAAGTAATGTCAGGATGGCGCGTGAAGTTGATCGTGGACGTTGCGAGCGCACCACGGCTTTGCGAGATTTCGATGTCGTCCATATACCAGCCGCCAGCGGAAACGCCGTAGCCGTCCGTGGAGTTTGCAATCGTCTCAGCCGTTCCTTGGGCAACGCCAAGCACGCCGGACAGAGCGGAGGTGTTTACCTCGCCCGTGATCGTGCAAGTTGAGGCAACTAGGAAGTTGTGAACGAAGCCGGTTGGTGAACCGCCCTTGTTCTCGATGTAGATTTTTTCATCAGACCAGCCTTGGCGAAAATCGGAAATGTTGATTCCGGTCTCAGCGGCGGCAACGCCCTTGATGAAGTTGGAAGCGGAAACGTAAGTTGGAGTCGGCATGGCTTAGAGGGGCTGAATGGTGGCAATCAGTGAATAGGTAACGATTCGGGCGTCTGCGTTCTCGACCGTGCGGGGAGCACCTAGCATTTCAACGGCTTGGCCTCGCGGCATCGTGAAGGCTTTAGCTGAATAGGCTGAAAGGGTTTCTTTTGCGCTGTCAGCATTGCCGATCATTTCGCGCATCAGTTGGCGGGATTGCATTGAAAGATTTCTCGCCTCGATTTCGACCGATACGGGGAACATATTCGTTCCAATGGGATCTTCCGCGCCGCTTTCAGCCTTGATTCCAATGCATTCACCTTCGCGCGTTCCTGGCTTACTGGACGTGACAATGACAATTGACGGGAACGCATCGCGGAAAACGCGCTCAATAGCGTCCTCAACTCGCGCGTCGATGTCTGGAATTGTCTCAGTCATTGGTCAAAGTGAGGGTTAAAACCCTGTCGCCTTCTTGTTCAATCTCTTCGATACTCAGTTTCCGCCCTCGATATAGGACCGGCGCGGAATGACTTGGAATGGTTCCTTTGTTTAGGATTGTCGCTCTGATCGTTTCCTCTCTGTTGTCGAGTCCCGAAACGCTCGCCTCTTGTGTGATTGCGCCGCGCTCGATTACCGCTTTCATCTTGTGACCGTCGATTTCGATTGGCTCGCCTTGGAACTCGATCAGGTCGGAGATTGCTGCAACGTGATCGGCATCGGCATAGTTCATTTCAAAACGGCTTTGACTTTCGCGGTTAGCGCCGGGTCGAGCCCCTCAGTAGTGAATCGCTCCAGGTTGGCGCGTTCGTCCTCGATGACCGTGGCTTGGTCCGGCGTGCCGGAAAGGCGCTCGATGCGGTCAAGTATATTCGCAATGCGTTGGATTCGGTCGGGAAGCGTGCCAGGAGAGGGAAGAGGCGGAACCTCCCCCGGCACGTCATCGGCTTGCGCCTCTGATTTTTTCCCTTGGACTGACATCACGAAACGAGAGTGTAAGTGAACGTGGTTCCAATGTTGGAGCCGCCGCCAGTTTCAACGGTTTGGCTTACAGTGACGTAATCCAGAACGTTTTGACCGAGTTCAAAATCGACGTAGCCAGCCGCAAAGCCGGTGTCGCCGGTGATGACGTAGGTTTGAGCGGGATCGGCTTCGGCGGTAGTGCTGGAAGTCGCTCCGCTTTTGAGGGCGAGCGTGATGATCTTGGTTGCGACAAGGACTGTGTTCGCGGGCCAAGAGGCGCGGAGCTTCATCTTCTCGCGATGCGGACCGGCAGGGCCGATGTAAATTGCATCGGTCTCGTTGCTCGCTGCTGCGGCGGGCAATGCCTTGGTGACGCTCAATAGAGCATCTTCGGCGTTTCGGCGGTTGACTTGCTTACTCATGGTAATGGGTGGTTGAGGCTATGAAGCGAAACGAATTAGAGCGTCGAGGCTTCCGCGTTGGAGAGGTTGATCGTTTGATAGATCGGAACCCCTTGGTATTCCTGCGGAACAGGAATCGGAGCGCCGGTCGGGTGGTATGCAGTGCGGCTCACTTGAAGCTGCTCAGCGCTGCGGGGCGTCAGAAAGATGGCGTTGGGGCTCATCCCGATTTCCCGAGCTTGGCGGAAAGCCTTGGCAAGCAGAGCATCGGTCAATCCCTTGCCGGAATCGGTGCCGACTTTCTTGATTCGGATGGCGGCGTTTTTGTTCGCGAGGCGCGGGGCAATGCGGCCGCTGATCCAGTTTTGAAGGCAGCGAAGGCTTTTGCCGTCAGCATCATTAACGGTTTCCTCGGTCCAGTCTTCGCCAAACATCAGGGTATTGTTGTTCCCGTAGAGGTGGTCACAAGACCCGTCTCCGAGTTCAAGAATCCAAACCGAAGTGAGGGCGGTGCTTCCGTCAGCGTCCACAACGTGAGTTGCGGCGGTGTTGGATTGGGCGAGGATGCCGGGAGAGGCTTTCGTGTCGGCTCCGGTAATCGTGGTTCCGGCATACCACTGTTGGAACGCGATGTGAGCAAGGGTGGCCTTGGTCACGCTGCGGGCTTC